ATTTATGTCCGTTGCGGCTGCTGGCTGTCGGATATAGCGGGGTTCCGGGAGAGAGTGAAGGCGGAGAATGCCGATGCAATGTACCTGGATTTATGCGATCTGGTCGAGAGGAAGTTTGACAGAAAAAACTGAAAAATACTGATGTATGAAAACGAGAATCGAGATTTACGAAATCGCTGATCCGAATCATATCGTATCTGACGGGGAATGGTCCCGAAAACTTTCGGCTGCCGACATACGCAATCATATCAATTATATGATGCGGCCTTTCGATCCCCGGAAATATTCTTCTCGCGTAGTATATATCAATCAAAAACAGTAAATATTATGGAACAACAAGCAACGGGATTGACGCTGTTCAACCGTCAAATTACCAGCGAACGCACCCAGAATTATCTGACGAGCGTCCTGGGAGCCAAGAAAGACAGCTTCGTAAGCAACCTCACGGCACTCGTCGCCAACAACAAGGCATTGCAGGAGTGCGAGCCTATGGGCGTGATGTTCGCCGCGATCAAGGCTACGGCCCTCGACCTGCCTCTCGATCCCAACCTGGGTTTCGCCTATGTCATCCCCTACAAAAACAACCGGGAGGGGCGCACCGACGCCCAGTTCCAGATCGGGGCGAAGGGATTTATCCAGCTGGCCATCCGCAGCGGGCAGTTCAAAACACTGAATGTTTCGGAGGTCAAGGAGGGCGAGATCGTGGATGAAAACCTCATCACGGGTGAAATCACGTTCAAAAAGGCCGAGAATCGGGACGCTCTCCGCACGATCGGATATGTGGGTTATTTCAAACTGACTAATGGCTTCGAGAAGATGCTTTATATGAGCTGCGAGAAGCTCGAAGCACACGCGAGCCGGTACAGCCAAACCTATGGATCAAAGAAGGACTACATCCGGGCCGGTAGTAAATGGACTACGGATTTCGATGCGATGGCGCGTAAGACCGTGCTGAAACAGTTACTGTCAAAATTCGCCCCGATGTCCGTAGAGATGCAGGACGCTGCGAAATTCGATCAGGGCGTGCTGGGCGAAAACAACTCGGTACGTTACATCGATAATGAGGAAACGGCGGCAATTCCCGAAAGCGTGGACAAAGCGACGCTTACGAGCCGCGAAGCGATCAGTGAAGCGTTTATCGGCGGTCAGATCACCGAACAGGAGGCCGACGACCTGATGCAGAAGATCGGGATTACGAAAAACGCGGTCGAGGATGCGACGGTCGAGGCCGAAGTTAATCTGTTCGACACCAAAAGCGCGAAGCGATGACCGATTCCCGCTATTTCGAACAAGGAACTCCGGAATGGTATGAAGCGCGTCTGCATCGATTCACTTCCTCCGAAGTGCATAAGCTGATTCCCGGAGCACGGGCACGGCCCGGAGAACTGACCAAGACGGCCGTCGCTTATGTGTTCGACAAGATCGCCGATCGCATCACGGCCGGGGGCTGTTTGGAATACCGGGAACTCAACACCAGAGAAATAGAATGGGGACGCGAGCACGAAGATACGGCACGGCTGGCCTATTCGACGATTATGAGCGTCGATGTCCAGACCTGCGGATTCTTCGTCTGCGAGGATTTGCCCTCTTTCGGCGGAAGTCCTGACGGGTTGGTCGGGGAAGACGGTTTCATCGAAATAAAATGCCCCTACAATTCGTCCGTACACGCCCGGTATCTGGCTATGGCTACCCCGGACGATCTGCGACGCGAGAAGCCCGAATATTACGCCCAGATACAAGGTAATTACCTTGCGACAGGACGACGATGGTGCGACTTCGTAAGCTATGATCCCCGGTGCGCCAACTCGCTGCTGGCCGTCAAGATTCTCCGCATCCCACGAGATGAAGAGTACATCGACCGTATTAGGGAGGCAGTGCTGGCAGCCGTGAAATACAAACAGGAGATAACGTCCAGAATGGCGCTCCTGGCACGGCAACAGCGGGCATCCACTCCCTAAATAATCTCCAAGTATGACGACAAGAAAGACATATCCCCCGTGGTCGGAAAAGGAATTGGAAACATTTATATAGGTCGCTTGTTGAATCGCACTCCGGGGAGCGTAAAGATACGCGCCGTATGGAATGGCTGCCGCAAATCCTATGAGTTTATACAACGCCGAAGAATGACGACGGATAACAAACCCCGCAAAATGGTCGGATGTATTCCGAACCCCTTGCCGGTTATTGAACGGTTATTGAAAAAACACGGTTACAAAAAATAAAAACAAGCATGACAACGGTTCTAAAATGTACAATCAGAGATAACATAAATAAAGATTGTGTAATAGAAGTTATTATCAATTCTAATAATAACGTCGTTATCCGCCAAGGAGATACAGATAGAAGTCAGTCGATTATTTTATCACCTCAAATGGCAAAAGACCTTGCTAACGTGATAAAATACAAACTTGAAATATAACAGAACGGTATGGCCAGAATCAGAACCATAAAACCACAATTTTGGGATGATCTGAAGATCGGCCGCTTATCGCGCGATGCCAGGCTGCTTTACATCGGACTTTGGAATTTTGCCGATGATTTGGGCGTAGTAATAGCCGACCCCGTTTGGCTGAAGTCTAAAATATTCCCTTACGACAAAATACAACTCCAGCAATTCGAAGGCTGGTTGAAGATGCTCGAAGAAACCGGATTTATTAGTCTGCTTTCCGTTAAGTCGGAAAGATTCTATTATCTGCCAACCTTTTCCCGTCATCAAGTAATCAACAGACCTAATCTGGAAGATGTAAATGTACGTAAAGAATTGTTAGATAGTATTTTAGATGAAATCAGTAAACAATCACGGAACAATCACGGAACGATCAGTGAACGATCAGTGACTATAAAAGGAGAGGATAAGGAGTATATTACTACCAGTACTTCTACTGGCGTAGAAGATACTGGAGTATCTGTGAGAGATAATATTATTTCTTACCCGGTAGAAGACAATAACGCAGGTGCGCGCGAGGAAACTGACAGTCCCGAAGCCGATCTTCCTAAATGCAAATCCCGTAAGACGCTCCGCAAGGATGATGCAGGGATTGAAGAAGCTCGGATATTGACGTGGCGCGATGATTTTGAGATTTACAAAAACGAGTTACGCAAGGCCTATAAGACGCTCCTACAGGATGACGCTTGGATTTCGACGCAACAACGTTTCAACCCGAATCTCAACATTGCCCTCTCGCTCGAAAAGGCTTGCGTAAACTTCTGGGCAACGGAAGCCGGATGGCAGCATAAGCGAAAGCAGCACACAAAGACTATCAACTGGAGGCAAACGCTCACAAATTCGATCAACAGCCCGCAAAACAAAGTTTACAATGACAACGGAATTAGCAAAAAAACCGCCAACAACGGCGTTAGCGAAGATTTCAAGCGTGGAGTTCTTGAAACGCTACTCAGTGGCGGCAATACAGAGTAGCTGCCGCCGTATGCAGTCGGCCGTGGCTTGTGCCGAATCCCAAATGCCGGTGTTATCTGTATTGCGAGCGACATACGGCGAAAAATGGACGGCTGCATATCTGGTACTTTGGATCGTCAATGTACAGGAGTTTTTCAATATTTCGGCAAAGATGAACGATGCGCAGGTAACGGAAACGGCCTACATGATTTTGGATGACTTCTGGGCGTTGAACCTTGCCGATGTAAACCTGGTATTTACCAATGCCAAACGAGGGCAATACGGACAACTGTACGGACGAATAGACGGATCAATCATATACGGTTGGTTTCAGACATATTTCGAGGATCGATGCAATGTCTGCGAGAACCGTACGATACGGCAAGCCGAGGCTATGGGCAGCGATCACCCGGCAACAGACGCCAAAGCTGCGGAGTTTATCAAATCGCTTATCAACAAAAAAGCGGAAAAGATTGCAAAATAGACGGAATCATCGAATTGAATTTAACAGATTAAAGAAAATGAAAGTAATCGTTACCTTCTCAGGAGGCAAGGACAGCCTTGCGGCGTTGTTGTGGGTGCGCGAGCATATTACCACCAACTTTACCACCGTGTTCTGCGATACAGGCTGGGAACACCCACTGACCTATGAGTATATCAACCGTATCGCCGACAAACTGCACCTCGACTTGGTAACATTGAAGTCGAAGAAGTACGACGGGATGGTCGATCTCGCGCGGCAAAAAAAGCGCTGGGCCTCGACGCGGGCGCGGTTCTGCACGATAGAACTCAAAACCAAACCGACGATTGACTATGTGCTGGACGAAGTTCAGGATAATATGCTGATGATTCAGGGCATCAGAGGCGCGGAATCTCCGGCGCGAGCCAAGATGTCGGCGCAATGTACGTACTTCAAATATTATTTCGAGCCCTACGGTTATGACAAAAACGGTAAGCCGAAGAAGCACAGCTACCGTGGTAAGGATGTCCGGGCATTTCGGGAAAAGTTCGCCGACGATTTGCTTCGGCCCGTGTTCGACTGGTCGGCGCAGCAGGTGATCGATTACATCCTCGCCGCAGGGTTAGAGCCGAATCCTCTCTACCGGATGGGCTATAAGCGCGTCGGCTGCTGGCCGTGTGTGATGGCAAACCAGCGCGATATTCTCAGTATCGCCCAACAATCTCCCGAGCGTATAGCGGAAATAGCAAACTTCGAAAGAGAGTTGCACTCTTCTTTTTTAGGCCCGGGTAAGATTCCCTCCTACGCAATTACCAGCGGAGAGAAATATCCGACAATAAACGATGTCGTGCGCTACGTCCAATGGCAGAACGCGACGGGCAGTTTGTTCGACGACGATACGGCGACCAGTTGTATGAGCTTTTACGGATTGTGTGAGTAAACAATAAAATAAAATGAAAAAATACACACAAGCGGATTTCAACGCCTTCGAGGTGATCGACGGAAACGGGGATAACCGATAAATAGCAGGCTGAGAATGAAAGTAGTTGATTTATTCAATCAAGAAGAGCATATATTCACGAATCGCGAGAAGCGGCAAAAAGGGCTTTTCGACGATTACGAGGGCTTTGTGGAAAAATTCAAGCCCAAGAAAACGACCGACGACTGCTATACACCTCCAGCGGTGTACGACTATGTTTTGCAATATGTAGCCGATCATTGCGATATCGACGGAATGACCGTTGTCCGCCCGTTCTATCCGGGTGGTGATTACGAGAGCCTGGTCTATCCCGATAATTGCGTGGTGATCGACAACCCGCCCTTTTCGATCATCGCTCAAATTGTCCGGTTCTATCTGAAACGAGGGATCAAGTTTTTCCTGTTTGCCCCGCATCTGACATTGTTCAGCGCTGACCTTGACTGTACACGGATCGTATGCGGCGCCGCTATCGTTTACGAAAACGGGGCAAAAGTAAATACATCTTTTTTGTCCAATATGTTCGGCGAAGCCGGTGTAATAGGTGATCCTGTGCTATATGAGGGGATCGACGCCATTTGCTCGGCGCCGAAAGCGGAATTACCGAAATACAAATACCCGGACTGCGTGCTGACGGTTTCGGATGTAGCGTACATCGTGAAAAACAAGGGTGAGATAAGGATAGACAAGCGGGAAATGCTGCACCGCTCTGCACTCGATGCTCAAAAAAAGCACGGGAAAACGATTTACGGTTCCGGTTTTTTAATCTCACATACCGCCGCCGAAAGAGTTGCCGCCGAAAGAGCTGCGGTGAAGAAAGAGACTATAGTATGGGAGTTATCCGAACGAGAGATGCGGATCGTTGAAAAATTAGGACAATAACCGATGATCTCTTATGACCCACGCATCACTATTCAGTGGGATCGGAGGGTTCGATCTGGCGGCCGAGTGGCATACGGGAAGCCGATAAATTTTGCAGGAATGAAAAAGATTTGTATGTTTGTAGCGTCCTATATTCAGAGCGGCAGAGTATTCTGCCTGTTTGTAGCGGGCATTTTTTATGCCCTGACGCTACATATACACGGTTTCGTACCCCCGTGTGGAGCGTTAATGCGCCCACTGCCGCTCTGGTGTAGGACAACGGGAAAGGCGGAACCGTTTTTCATTTCCGCCCGACAAACATTTTCGGTTATGTCCAACACCAGAGAAAAATGTTTGAATGGGAAAATTACACCCAGATCAAACCGTCCAGCTCACGACACGAGCGAATCCATCTATTCGAAGTTTCTCATTGAGAAACAAGCCAAAAATCAAGCCTACGGTTATATCCTCTCACAAGGACTGCTCCGGGACTACATTGCGTATTCCCGCGGTGAGTCGTGTTCCCTTGAATCGGTTGATGAAAGACTTGAAATGGTATTGAAAAATTTCTGAGTTATGGGAGCGCATAGAAATTCAATATACGACAAGGCATATGCCGAGATGTACGCAAAAGGGATGTCGCTGGCAGAAACAGCCAAGAGTATAGGCGTTACAAGACAATGCGTCTATAAGGCATTTAAAAAGCGAGGATTCAGACTACGAACTTCTATACCTTGCGGTTTCCAGATTTACGATGGTAAAAAATTCACCTTGCGGAGTAATGGCTACTATGCCCTCACTACCGACGACAGATGCTTGATGCATCGCTACATTTGGGAGAAAGAAATATGCGATATACCAGACGGCTGGGATGTCCATCACATAAACGGGGATAAATCCGATAATCGCAGGGATAATTTGGTTTGCTTCCCAAAAGCGGAACACACGCGAAGGCATCAAATCGAAAGAAAAAAATGATACACATAGATCTATTTTCGGGAATAGGAGGGTTTGCCCTCGCCGCGCATTGGGCAGGATGGAGGACGCTCGTTACTTGTGAGATAGATAGCTTTTGCCGGCAAATACTACAGTATCACTTTCCCAAAGCGTATCACCACGATGACATACACACCTTGACCTATGAAACAATTGACATTGAACTTTCAAAACGATATGGAACCCTCTGGAGGAATGAGGACATTGTCCTTACCGGAGGGTTCCCGTAGCCGTGCCAGCCGTTCAGCCTCGCAGGAAAGCGGCGAGGAACAGAGGATGATCGCTACCTGTGGCCCGCAATGCTCGACGTTATTCGGACTGTTCGACCGCGCTGGGTCGTTGGCGAGAACGTTTACGGAATCGTTAATTGGTCGGAAGGGTTGGTCTTCGAACAGGTGTGCGCTGACCTGGAGGCGGCAGGATACGAGGTGCAGCCGTACATTATTCCGGCTTGCGGTGTCGGCGCTCCCCACCGTCGGGACAGATGTTGGTTTGTTGCCCACCGTACAGACGCAGGGGCTGAAGCGATGCGTGAACGGGAAGATGGTTTTTATGCCGTTGAGCCTGTTGCCCACCCCGACGGCGATAGACGCAGGAAGCGGCCGAATGAACAAAAGCCTCTCCCCGAATGCGTCGGAACGTCCGACGCTGGCAATGGCGTCGAAAATGGGATTGTTGCCTACTCCGACCGCCAACGATGCGAAGAATGTAACGCTTCCTGCCAGTCAGGGCATACGCAACGGACTACCCAAAACAGCGATGCAAAGCGACGAATACCGGACTGGAACGGGTTCCCGACTCAACCCCCTGTATGTGGCGGAGATGATGGGTTTCCCGGGGAATTGGCTGGTATCGCCTTTCCTCGGTGGCGCCGGGAAGCCGTCAAAGCCTGCGGAAACGCCATAGTCCCGCAGGTGGCATTGCGGATTTTTGAAACGATAAACGAATACGAAGTGGTGAAACAGCAGGATTCTCGCAAAATATCGAAATAATTATGAAACCAATTGAAGAGAGGGCAAATGCTGCATGGTCTGACTATGAATACAGAGAGGGAGAATTGTACTCAACATGCTTTATGGATGGCTTTTCCGCCGGCGCACAATCCGAGCGCGATGAATTGACCCGCTGGCGTGACCCGAAGGTGGAGCTGCCAAATGATAATCGAGATGTTTTAGTTAAAACAACATTATGCCGTGAATACTGCATTGCCTTTTACAAAGCAAATGGGGGCCGGAATCATCATTGGCACGAGAACAATGGATCTTTAGATGACGATATGGTCATCGGCTGGCGGCCGATTCTCGAAAACGAGTAAGATGCTTTGTGCATTTTAACTAACCAAGTAACTAACCAAGTAACTAACCAAGAATATCTATGAAAACACGCCTACTGAAACGACTGCGACGGGAAGCACGCAAAGAGTTTCCGGATGATATGATTTTAATGCTTGCCGAGTGTAAGGGCTATTTCGGAGCATTAAAATTTGTCAATGAAGCGATGAGAAGTCACATCCTCCTCCGCGTTGCGGAGTTAAAAGGAAAGAGAAGATAATGCAATTATAAATTGTATGGATATTACGAAAATGACAGCAGCACAACGCGCCGAACTGAAGGCGCAGCTTGAGGCCGAGGAGCGTGCCGAGAAACAGAAACGCGAAGAGAGTATTGCCGCATACAAGTCGTCGGTGGATGAGTTCTGCCGCAACAAGTTTAGCCGGTTGCAGGCGTTGAGCGAGGAGATGCGCCGGCTGAAAGAGGAGGTTTTCGGCGATGCCGAAACGCTGATCGCGCTCAAGGATGAGTTGTTCCGAACCAAATCGGACCGACACAGCAATCAATTCACGACCTCCGATGGCAAGATCACGGTGGCGCTCGGTTATCGCACCAACGACGGCTGGGACGATACGGTGAATGTCGGGGTCGATAAGGTCAAAACGTTCATCAAATCGCTGGCCAAAGACGAGGATTCGGCGGCTTTGACCGAGATGGTCATGAATCTGCTGGCGAAGGATCGCAAGGGAAATCTGAAGGCCAGCCGCGTACTGCAACTGCGCGAAATCGCCCGCAAATCAGGCTACCCGCAACTAATTGAGGCCACCGACATCATCCAGAACGCCTACCGGCCCGTCGATACCTGTCAGTTCATTTCCGTCTCCTACAAGGACGACAAGGGCGTGAAACAGACATTGCCGCTCTCGTTGGCGGCCATGGAGTAGTCCCGAACGGTTGTCTGCGGCGGTTCGATTCCGCCGCCGGGAACATTGCCGAAAAGTAACAAATTTTGTAGCTTTGTATGTATTTAACTAAAAATATAATTTTATGGATCTTTATTTCGTAATTCTTGGAATTCTGTTTTTTATTTTTGGACTCCTCCAAATTATTCTGTTTTTCAAATTATGGGCTATGACCAACAATGTAAAGAAGATTGCACAAGGCAATGATTCTCCACATGTTGATTGGCAACTTCGGGCTTGTGTTTTAACTGGAGATATGGATCGCGCCGAGAAATTGATAATTGAAGATTTTGTCGAAAAGGTGCGATTACATGTCGTCCAACACGGTCCATCCGAATCCATAGGACCGATCAAAAATGCGTGCCGAGCCAGATTCAAGGCGATCGGAAAACAGATGCCTGAAGCCATTGAAAAACTCCAGAATGGAGCAAATATCATTCAGTTGATACCATAATTATCCCGTTTTTATATGCGATAATTCTTATTCCTGTCAAGAGATTCGATGTAAATATGTATAGAGTGCGTTTTATTTTGCAAAGGCCCGGCTATCGCAAATGCTATCTCGAAGGCCTTTATCGACCAAGAGGTAACCTCTCGGTCAATGCGATGCGCAAAGCCTGTCAGGAGGAACTCCGACAATATTTGGAGGCACAAGATCCGGAATATCGTAAATTCGACATAAAACTCACATATTTCAACCGTCTTCGCATTGATTTTCTACTGAATGTGGGGATTGTTTGATAACATAAAAACGCTGCCAAGAATCGAAAATCGGCAGCGTTTTTGTTTCCTCCAGTGCAAAATTTCGTATCTTTGCAATATGGGTAACACGTCAGACAATCAACTCATTCTTTTCCACTGCCCGACCATTGAGAAAGCCGGGAACCGGCGGCGTACACGTTCTCTGCCCCGTTCGGGAGATGGAAACATCACGTCGCGTGCAGACCGAATCGCCAAGCGCAACCGCCTCCTGACGGCCCGTTATTACTACTGGACAGAGTTGGAGCGGCGACGTTTCGACGATGTGCTGAAGATCCTTGCCGACAATGAATTTTTCGTCGAGGACCGTACGATCAGCAACGCCCTGGTCGCCGAGGACGAGTTCTACAACAAGCTGATCCGTCAACGTACGACCAAACGCCAGTTGCGTCGGATGTTTCCCGGGTTCGACTGGGGTTAATCCATAAACTCCGATTCGTAGATCATCCGGAATATTTTCAATCCGTTCGACCTATTCTCCGTTAAGACCGACACCCGGGATGTCGGATTGATCTTGCGTCCGAAAGACCACCATTGAAGCGCCTTGTGTATATTCTGCAGGGTGTCGTACTGTTGAAGCGCTTTTTCACGACTCTCTTGCGGTGCGGATGCGTTTGCCGTACCCCAGACGTTGAATGCCACTTGCAGTTGAAATCTCACACGCACGCGTTGTTTTCCGGCCATGTGGGTCGTGCATTGCGGGTAGCTCATCTCGACCAGGCAGCAGGGGAAGGCCACCGGAGGCCGTTCCGAAACATTGAGTTGTCCCTGATCCGAATCGATCCATCGCAATTCGGGGACTTTGTTTTTCAGCTGATCGCACAGGGCGATGAAGAGTTCTTTTTCCATAATCAGTTGTTTAATACGGATTCCACATAAGTCTCGATTCTTTTTTGCAGCTCGGTTTCGAGTTCCCGGGCGTCGCCGATAAACTGTCGCCGGGGAATGTTCACCCTTCGGGTGTGCTGCCGAACGCTCTGATCACCCCGGCGCGTGTGCCGGATATGGGCCGGAACCGCAACCGCACCTTTGAATCCTTCGTTGTGTACCCGGGCATAGTCCACTTTCTCGTTTCCGGCCGCGATGACGATCCGCCCGGGCGTGACCACGACAGGCCGGATGCTGTTGAGCAAAGCTCCGGACTGCACGAGCAGTGACCCCGATTGTTTGGGGACCCGGGGTGGTGCCCACGGATTCCCGTCAAAGGCCTTGTGCCGGAACGTGTCCTGGAAATATCCGACGGATGTTTCAGCGACGATTTCAGCCGTTCCCTGCAGGATCTCCTCCATACGCTTCTCGAGGAGTTTGTCGATTTCTATTTTCATAAAAATTTTGTATATTTGTTCCGAAGCGTACAATTCCGGGGGTGAATCGAATTCTGCTATCCCTCGCGGGTGATGGGGGCATGGGACCAAAGTCTGGGCTTGATACAGCGGATGAGTACGTTAACCCGAAGCAGCGGTATGACACTGGCTATCCAAGGCGTTGCGGATACCTGCAGGACGTGTTCCCAAGGTAAACAACAGTACGTCCGGACGCAAAGACATGCCGCTACGACTTTTTTATAAGCAAGCCCCGTCGGTATCTCCATCGCGGGTCAATGTGGCGGCTGCTTCGCGTTTTCTGTTTCAAATTCGGAGTCTGAACGATCTCGAACCAGGTCGTTATCCTATATTCGAGATTTTCATCCACTTCACAGATCACGTCGATCACCTTTCCGTCATAGAATTTTATGAAATTCATGTTCCTGAACGGTCTGTGATAATCGTTCAACCAAACCTCGTCGGGATTCTTCAGCACCTCTTCGACACATGCCAGTAACGGCACCCGCACTTTCTCATAGTTCCCGGTCGTATGAGTTCGGAACACCTTCTCGTCCATAACGACTTCGCGGCCTTTGTAGTCGTGTAGCGTCTTGTGAGCCTCGTACCATTCTGCGGCCGAACCGCTGTATTCGGGCATCGGTTCCGTCGCTGCCGCCAGGCGTTTGGCAAACGAGTCGAGTCCCCAGTCGTTGTAGTAGAGTCGGCCAAGTAGCTTCGAAGCCTTGTTCTGGAAGCGGCGGATGTAGAACTGGTTCTGCGTGAACACCTCGCCGGTGAGGGCACGGTTTACGCCCCAACCCTGTGCTGCGGCTTTTTTCCACGTCGCCGTTCCGAAGAACTCGTCCACGCGCTGTTGCGAGGCTTCGACCGTCTCTTTCTTGACCTCATGGGCCATCCGCGGCACGACCCGGCAGCGACATCGCCAGTCGTTCGGCGGGAAGATCTTCTTCCATCTGGCATCGTTGTAGGGAAGGACGATCCCTTCGAGCTGGCGATGAGACGGACGCACACGATCGTCTCCGACCGTCCGGTACTCCCAGTAGGGGAACAACTTTGTCTTGCCCATCAGCCGCCGGTAGGTGCTGGCGGCTTCGGCCGTAAGTAGTGCCGTGTCGTACTCGGTACGTTGCCAGTCGCGGTTGAATGCCGTACAAATCTTGCGGGCCTCACGTTCGAAGTCGGCGAAATTACTACTTTCACGGAAGAGGCGGTTGAGTTCCTGCAATTCGGCCAGGGTTTTGGCTGCCGAGAACTGGAACAGGTTAATCTCCATCGCTGTCTGTAAAGCGTCGTCACGTACTCCGTACACAACCCCGATATCAGCATTCCCGATGCTGTCAGCTTCCGGTTGAACGGCCTTCAAAAGGTCTTCGGAAAGGAATCGAAATAGCTCCGTGTCGAACGCGGGCTGCGAGGCGGCCACACGTCCCATCAGCCTCTCTTCGAGCGTATCACTGTCCTGCATCCGCATGAGGGCAGTGCCATCGAACGCCCCGCCCTGCGGGGCTTTGATGAAAAAATCCCATAAGCGGCGCCAAATGTTCCGGTTGTCGGCATTCCGCACCTTCTCCTCGACATCCGTATCCGTTTCAAGGTGCGAGCCTAATACCATATTCGACTTTTCTCCGGCGATCACCTCTCCTTTGTCCGGCATGGGGATCGAATACTTGTCGTGAATGAATGCTGCGGGGATATCGATGATCGTCGAGAGCTTCACGATTTCGTCCACGGAGAGCGGGTCGGCTGCCTTCGGATAGACGAAGCGGCCGCCTTTCACGGGTAAGCCGCAAGTCTCCAGAACAGGCAGCAGCCGTTCATTGAGCGTACGTTGTACAAAACGCAGGTCGCTCGTGTGTTTCGAATCCTCGACCTGCAGATGCACTTCTCCGAGCGAGCGGGCTCCGCGCTCGCCCTGAATGGTGGTCAGCGTCTGTCCGAGGATCGTGATAAGCATCTCTTCATTCGTCGCCTGACGGAACTCATTGAATGACGAGCCAGACCCCCTATTTACCTCTTTGGTTTCAATGTCTGCCTCCTTGGGGATGACGAGATAAGGTGCGGATCCGGCCTCTTCCAAGGCTTGCTTAAGCAGTTCCCGGCTCTGTGGGTCGAACGTGTTGTATTTTCCGATACGCTGAGGCATTCCGAACAGCTCGATCCATTGAGCATAGTCGCCAAATCCACCGCGTTTCCAGATAGCATAGGGTGCAGCTTTGAGCAGCAGCCCGTAGTCCCCGGGACGACCGACGACCAGAAGGTTCGGATCCTGGTCGTACGGTACCGATCGATCTCCTGTGTCGTTCAGCAGAATCTGACAGTTGTCCAGGTCGATATACTTGGGTTTGATAGGTTCGACGTGGAATCCGCTGTTGAAAAAGAGCTCCACGCCCGCCCTGCCGTAGAACAGCCGGTGCATGATTTCGCGGATGAGCGTTTCCCAGGCTGTCGTGTCGATCATCGCTGCGATGGCGGGTTCTTCCTGTCCCCGGGCATTCATGAAGACGACTTCAGCATTCAGCACGGCCTCGATACGTTTGTTGATCGCATCGGCGAGAACTCCGTCGATCATGATGTCTTCGAACAGGTCGTAGAGATATTTCGGCCGTCCGTTGTCGGCCGAGCGCAAAGCTGACCGCCAATCTCCGATGTCGTACACGCGACGCTGCGGAGCCTGGACAACGATCTGCTGCACCACTATCGGCTTTGAGGCTTTCGTGCCGGAACTCTTTCGGGAAGATGTCTTATAACCTATTTGTGCCATAATCAAAAATGTTGTGATCGTTTTGGGTTCGACCCGAAAATGTACTCTCCGGCAGCGGGGTCGGGCTTTCCGTCGCCGTCGGCATCCTCCATTACGGGTAGGTTGGGTTTGATCTCCGAGCGCTGGACGGACTTCAGCCAGGCGACGGCCCGTTCGTATCGATCCTGCCGGAGCTGGAGATCCGTTCCTGCATTGCACAGGTTGATGAAGTGCCATACGGCGATGTCCTTGACGAAAATTAACAGCAGTGCGTTACGTTCGTCACCCTCGGTGCCGAAGATCTTCTTACGGTCATAAGCCCCGAGATACCCCGAGGCCTCCTCAATGGCGGCATCGATAGCCGCGGCCACGATTGCATCGTCCTCTCGGGCGATGGTTTCGATATTCTCTTTATAGAGATGCGTCTGCAACTCTTCAGGTGTCAGAAAAGCCATATTAGAAACGTTTTGATGCGCGTACTCGTTGACCGATGGTATAGGATCCCTCGTTGAGCGTGGAGATCTTCTGGTTGATGATCCATACGCCTCCTTCGATGCAGTCAGGGCCGTCGGCCGGAGATTTCATTTGTCGGTTGAGCAGCAGGAACTGCTCTTCGAGGCGTTTCATGTGCGGATTCTCTCGTTCGTCGATATTCAGTACCAGGCGCCCTTGGCGGATCAACGGTTCGAGGTTTCCCTCGATGCGTTCGAATTTCGGCGGTTTACAGCGACAGTCGGGTGTGATGCCGATGAATCCCCGTTCGCGGGCGCGGGCGGCGAACATTGGGAGGAACACCTGCTCATAGAAAGGATCCTGCAGGCTGTTGTTCTCGATGAAGTAATAAACCTGCACACGTTCGCTCGCATAATCGCGCAGGTTGTAGAACCAGTCCACGAACTCGTCGTTGGTGACATGGTCGAGAAATCCCGTATAGACGTAGAATGTCCCGTCGCAGTAACCGAGCAGAAAATCCGCTTTGAAACTCGATGCCTTGTTGCGGGCGTTTGACGGAGAAGGATCGGCGTAGGCCACTGCGAACTGGAGCCGTTGCATCGGCGGACATTTTCCCCAGATCACCTCCTTGATGACCTCGCCTTCGGAAAGCGGATTGTTCATATACTCCTGCTGGAAGGCTTTGGTGGAAATGGTCTGCTCGATGCGGCGGATACGCTCCTCGGTGTTCTTCTCGGGCCAGGTCGAGCGGCCTTCGGCATCGCGGATGTTCACAATATCCCAATGGTCGGCCTTGGCCCCGGCCCGCGTCACACAGCAATCCCGGGCAATGACGTTCCCGCAGAACACGACCAGCAGGTCGCCGCTCACGGATCGGGTTGGAATCAGGGCTTCCTCGAACCACTGCCACTTCTTTTTTACAATGTCGGGATTACGGCAGTCGGCATCCGTGTCGAAGTCGTCCGGGAGAATCGTATCCGGGCGAAAGGCATCCTTGCGGGTGCCTCGCGGCGATTCCATTGCACCGAGCGCCCGGAATGCCGCGCCCGAGGTCAGCGAGAACTCGTCGGCGGTCCAGTTGCCGGCCTCCCTCAGGTCCCCGTAGTAAGCCTTTAACAGTGAATTTTGTTCGAAGGACTTCTTGTAAGGATCCAGAAGCCGCGTGGCATTCTCATGGCTGTTGGAAACGAGCAGCACGTTGCGCTTGCGTTTCGTCAGTACAAGATACATGATGCACATGAAGACGATGGTCGATTTGGCCAGCTCGCGTGACCACGAGAGCACTTCATACCATTCCGGATTGGAGGTGATCCGCCGGATCGCCTTCTTCTGGAAGGAAGTGAAGGGATGCCGGGTGTATTCGGCGAAGAAGAAAAGCATCCACGAAACGGGATCCTTTTCGAGCTTCTCGAGTCGCCTCATCCGTTCCACAGGTGAGAGTTTGTCCACCGCCTTGTCGCGCTTCAGGGCACGGTGGTATTCACGCCATTCGTTCCAGGCGCGCATGTCATCTACTTTACCCATTTCAGCCGTTCCTGTATGTATGAATCGAAATAGTCCGAGAGCATCTTGGCCTTCTCCAGGTCAATAGCTCGGACATAGTCGAGAATATCTCTTGACACATTGACAATGTCCCGCACGGAGGCCTCCTGTTCGAGCGCCTCGAGGTCGGCGGTGAGTTTGCGCCGGATATCTGCCTCCTTGACCGTCGGATAGCGCGCACCCTGCTCACGCGCCGCGATGCTTTCGTCGAGTTCGTTAAGCTGCATGAGTGTCGATTTGATCCGTGCCTCACGGGTTTGGAGGAAATTCAACTTGAGACCCTCCCACTCTTTGGCCCATCGTACGATAGTAATCCTCGAGACACCGATCTTCACGGCAATCTCGGCTTGGGTGAGATCCGTAGTGAGGAAAAGTAGTTTCGCCCACTCCTTCTTCTGCTTGTTATCCAACTCTTGTGTCATGAAAAATCTCTGTTTTACACCCCAAAGGTAAGCTCTTCACCCGAACGGAGCGAATCGTGGATAAATGGTCTGCATGTAAAGTGCAATTAAAGCGTAATAAATTGTAAAACAATACAATATAATTTGCAAGACGGGTGTTTTCAATCCAATTTTGCCGAAAAATGATGGCTTTTATGAAACGATTTACATTCGTGTTGCACGACGAGACGGTCAATACCTACGGGTTCCGTATGCTCACCAGCGGCGCTAATCTCGAGGAGTTCCGTAAGAACCCCGTGATCCTGCTCAACCATAAGGACTGGGAGCTTCCGATCGGTCGTTGGGAGAACATCCGTATTGAAGGTACGCAGATCCTTGCCGATGCCCTCTTCGACGAGAAGGATGACGAGGCGGTGAAGATTGCCGACAAGGTCGAAGGCGGATTCCTGCGCATGGCTTCTATGGGAGCCTGGCCTCCCGAAGAGGTGAGTGACGCCGCAGAGTTGAAACTTCCCGGGCAGACGCTTCCGACCGTGACGCGCTGGACAGCCCGTGAAGCGTCCATTGTCACGATCGGGGCCAATCATAATGCCCTGGTGCTTTTCGACCGTCAAACGGGAAAACCTCTCGATCTCACGGATGCTTCGACTGTCATCCGGCTTATGGACAGGCTCAATCACTCAAAAATCGATTCGAATATGAACAAGACTTTGAAGGAAGTCCTCAAGTTGCAGGACTCAGCACAGGATGCCGAGGTTATCGGCGCTGTGAACCGGCTGATCGAAAACAACGACCGGCTAACACGTGAAAATCAGGAACTCAGAGATGCTGCAGCGCGTGCGGAGTCCGAGCACAAGGAGATCCGGAAGTCCGAGGCGATTCGCCTCGTGGATGCAGCCATTGCCGACGGAAGGATCAATACCGCAGGCAAGGAGGCTTATCTGAAACTCTTTGATACGGATTTCGAGAGTGCCAAAGCCACCCTCGAAGCCATTCCGCACCGCAAATCCGTCACAGCGCTTATCCGTGAGGGTGAACGACGGCAGTCGGTCGAACTCTCCGACCTTGTAAACAAGTCGTGGGAAGAACTCGATAAGGCAGGGCGCCTTGTTGAACTCAGGGACAAGGCGCCGGAACTCTTCCGTGAGAAGTTCAAAGCGGCCTTCGGTACCGAACCTAACATGTAGAACTCATCAAAAACAAAAAACATTATGGCTATTCAAAAAGAAATCTGGGAGAAATCGATCGTCGAAGGTCTGTTCGCTCCCAACAGCTTCCTTTCGAAAGCGTTCAACGCCGACGAGTATGTCGAAGCGGGAAAGATCGTGCATATCCCGCAGGCAGGTGCCGCTTCGAAAGTCGAGAAGAACCGAACGTCATTACCCGCAACGGTAAAGCAGCGTACCGACACGGACAAAACTTTCGAGCTGGCTGCTTTCACGACGGATCCCGTTTTGATCCCCGATGCCGACAAGGTCGAGCTGTCGTACAACAAACGCGAGTCCGTATTACGGCAGGACAAGCTCGCCCTGCATGAGGCTGTGGCCAAGGATTTTCTGTTCGCCTGGAGTCCTGCCTCGGATCGTGTGATCGAAACCACGGGGGCACCGGTGGATGCTTACACACCTTCGGCGACAGGCAGGCGAAAAGGGCTTTGCAGGGCGGATATTCTGACGCTGATGACGAAATTCAACAGCGAGAACATTCCCCAGGAGGGCCGCTACCTGCTGCTCGATGCGCAGATGTACGCACAGCTGTTGAGCGATCTCACTGCCAATGAGAACTCCGCATTCCTCGCCTCGGCGGATGCCCAGAACGGCATCATCGGAAAACTCTTCTCGTTCAACGTCATGATGCGTTCACAAGCTACGCTCTACACTGCGGATAAAGCTCCGAAGCGGTGGGGCGAAAGCGGTGCCGCCACGGACCTGGCCGCAGCCCTTGCCTGGCACGATCAGTCCGTATGCCGCGCCTTGGGCGAAGTCAAGGCTTTTGAGCAGGAGAAAGCGCCCGACTATTATGGGGATGTCTACTCTTTCCTCGTACGTGCCGGAGGCAGCATCATGCGCGGCGATAATGCAGGTGTAATGGCCCTGGTCGGCACCGCAACCGAGTAAGCCATGAAACCGGCGGATTTCAAGCGCACCTATTATCCGACAATCGAGCGGGTCTGCGCCGAAACAGGGTTGAATCCTCTGTTTGTTGCGGCGCAGGCCGCCCTCGAAAGCGGATGGGGCGATCATGCTATCGGAAATAATCTCTTCGGCATCACGGCCGGAGATAAGTGGACCGGAAAGCGGCGAACCGAACGGACCTTCGAATACTTTTCGGATGACCGGCAGAGCGGACGATTCGAGAAGGTTTATTCGATCACCCGGACCTCCGACGGACGCTACCGTTACGAGGTCGATCGCAAGTTTCGCGACTACGACACACCGGAGGAGGGCATCCGCGACCATGCGAAGGTCCTTTCCGCCAAACGCTACGCAGCAGCCTGGGCGTATCGTAACGACATAACACGCTTCGCTTATGAGATTGCCAAGGCCGGGTACTGTACGGCAGAACCCGCAGCCTACGCGGATTTGATCTCGAAGATTGCACGCATGATCGAACGGGCGTAAACTAACTTTCAAAAACCGATTGAACGATGGACAGCATTTGGATGCAGATACTCGCTTTCGCACTTCCCGGGGGATTCCTCGGCAGCGTTTTCACCTGGATCTTCTCGCGCCGCAAACAGAACAACGACTTTCTCAAAGAGTTGCAGAGTTCGATCAACCTGCTTTCGGGCGAAAACAAGAAGATTCTCGAGGAAAACATCCAACTGCGGCGGGAAAACATCGACCTCAAGGCCAACCAGGAAGAGATGCTCGTACGCATCGACCGGCTGACCAAAGAGGTGGAGCGCCTCCGCAAGACCATCGGAAAACGAAATTCGTATGAAGACAAGACTCTTTTTGCTGCTCTCCATCCTGCTGCTGGCAAGTTGCACTGCGACGAAGAAGCTCCTCTCGACAGGGACGCAGAACAGGACGGATACCGTGTCGCACATGCAGCGCGGCGCACAAAACGCCGTAGAGCAAACCGCACGAGCGGCAATGAACTCTCGATCGGAGGAGACCTCTGTGCTGCGGGCGCTGCGGACGGAGGCGATTCCGCTTCGGACAGCAGCGGTGACGGTGACGGAGGAGAGCCTCCGTAATCTGCCGGAGGGGGCGGCCTATGTTGCCCGTGACGGTCGGCTGACGCTCGAAGCCCGGCGTGACGGGGATACCATCCGCATTTCAGCACGCAGCGATTCGCTTGCCCGACGAGTCGAATATTACAAAGCGACCTCGGCCCGGCAGGACCGATATGCAGATTCTCTGAAGGAGAGTCTGGCAGAAACCCGGGAAGCATACGACCGACTCCTCGAAGTCTCCAGGCATCAATCTTCGGAAACAGCAATACAACAAACGCGGTCCCCGGCCTATCGGGGAAGGTGGATGCTTTTCGGAATCGTTATCGGATGTCTCGGCGGCTGGTGGGCTCATAAAACAAACTTATTTGCAAAACTTTTCAAAACAATTTAATTATGTCTAAACGATCTGTAATTCAAACTAACGACGGCTATCTGATGCTGCTCGACGCTGTCTATTTCAACGGCAGACGCATGGGGAACATTTCGGAAGAGGGCCTTGACTGGGGCGGTGAAGACGCCCAGACCGTCGAACTCTGGGCCGCACAGATTCGGACCAGTCCCGTGCTGGATATCGAAACGCGAGCCGCGACGAATGAGATTACCGGAAAGATGATCGAAATGGTTCCCCAGAACTGCGTCGATCTGATGGGCGGCAAAGTCGCGGGTGAGGAGTGGCAAATGCCCGCCAGCTCGATGCGTGTCGAAGGAGATATGCGCATTCTGACCGGTACGGGTAAGACCGTCAAACTCAAGCGCGTTTCGTTGCGTGCCTCGAAGATTCGCGGCGGCTTGGGCGGCGAAAACGTCCTCGGCATCGAATTCGGACTGAAGGTCCTGGCTCCGCTGGACGGCTCTTCGCCCGGTTCGATTCTGCCGACGGAGCCCTTCATCGAGGCCGACCCGACGTCGCTGACCTTCGAACAGGCGGGCGGCAGCCTCCCGGTCGATATCGAAGCCTCGGGTCCGTTCTCGGTAGGTGCTGTGCCCGAAGGCTTCTCGGTGGAAGTCGTGAACGGACGTGTCACGGTGATCGCCGAAGCCAATTCCTCGGGTTCGTCCCGCTCCGGAAATCTGGAATTCATCCTGGAGTCCAATCCTGAAACAAAAGCTACCGTATCGCTTTCGCAGCCCAATGCCTAAGCCATGAAACGCAATGTAGAACTGGAGGCAGCGGAAGCTCTGCTCGATGTGGGGATTCTGCTGCCTCTTCTCCGGTTCCGCCTGCCCGGAGGCCGGGAGTGGGTGCTGCGCGTAACGATGCGGCGCCCCTGCCTGGGAGGGCAGATGCGCATCGTACGCCACTACCTGAAGCTGGGAATCACAGCCCGGGAATGGGATGCTTTCTCCGAAGATGAGGAGCGTGCCTTTTTCGACCGGCATGCCAAACGCCTTTCGCTGATCCTTGCGCTGACGATATGTCGCGGCTATCTGTCCGGACTCCTGCTGGCCCCCGTGGTGGCCTGGTTGATCCGGTGGAAGGTGCCCTCCGAGTACCGGATCGAAGCCCAGCGCTGGTTCCGCAGAATGCGGGGCACGCGGGATTTTACGAGTATTATCGAATCGGCCGAGAGGATCGATCCCTTCCGGTACGAAGCGAGCCGCCCCAAAAGAGCAGGAAAGGGGAGTTAAGAACCGTTTACGAGAGTTCCCATAGCCCCTTCGGAATCGTTTGGCAAATTGCCTCCGCAACAGGATGGTCGGTGCATTACATTCTGTGGAAGGTCAATTTCCAGACACTGGCCATGATGCTGGCCGATGCCCCGCATTATCGAAGCGTCCCGGCCGAATGTACGGAAGCCGGGAGTGCAACGGGAAAACCCGATACCGCACAACTCTTTCAATCGAAACTCAACTTGCAATGAAACCCGTCGAGATAGAATTCCTCGTAAAGAACAATACCCGCCAGGGACTCTCCGGAGTTTCCGGCGGGATTGATGCCGTGGACAAGGATGCCGCGCAGGCGCGAGGCCGTATTCAGGCTTTGAAGGATGAAATTGTGCGACTTCAGAAAGTCATAGCCCAGACGCCGGAAATGGATCAGACGGAAAACATCCGTCAGATAGAAGCATTGCAGCGGCAGCTCCAGGCTTTGCAAGCCGCGACCAAACGCACCGATCTGGTTCCTGCAAGCGCTCCGGCAGCCGTAAGGAGCTATAATAGCCTACATATGGCTATTCAGCAAATAATTCGTGAATCACCGTCGCTGGCAATGGGATTACAGTTGTATTTTCTGGCAGTTTCGAATAATTATCCTATTCTTTGGGATGCAATAGCTCGTACCAGGGCCGAAAATCAGTTATTGGCTGCCAGTGGTGAAAAAACAATTCCTGTATGGCGACAAATACTTTCCTCCGTAGGCTCTTTTCAGACTTTATTGACTGTGGGTATTACTTTGGCAGTTGCGTACGGCAAGGAGATCGGAAACTGGGTGACGAATCTGTTTCGGGGAAAGAAGGCGCTCGACACCGCTCGCATGGCGACTGAACGTTTTCAGAATACGATGCTTGAAGGGGCCCGGAACGCTCAGCAGGAGGTCGTAAAATTGAATCTTCTCTACCGGGCCGCGACGGATAACGCCCGCGCCACAGACGATCGCCGGGAAGCCGTGCGCAAACTCAAAGAGGAGTTTTCGGGTTATTTCAAGAATCTTTCCGACGAGCAAATCATGCTCGGACAAGCGAATGACGCTTACGAGGAGCTGATCAAAAACATTTACAAATACGCCAAAGCGCAGGCGGCTTTCAAGAGTCTGGTGGATATCGAACAGCAAGAGCTGTTCTTCAATAACACACCGGATATCGAACAATTCCAAAAGGCTTATGACAAATACCTCGAGGCCCAAAAGGATGTTGCTGACAAACGGAAAATCTACGATGCGGCGACATGGACCCAACGGGGCAATGCGTCCAAAATGTACAAAGATCTCTCTTGGGCGGAAACCATTCTGTCAGATGCAGAAGAAAGTGTTTCTTACTGGCAGGAAAGGATTTTTGAAGAGATCAGGAAGAACAAAGGAGGAGAAGAGATTATCAATGAGATAGAGGAGAAATTCGATGGCAACCTCGGGGCATTTCTGCAATTCCTCGCAGAGCAGCGGACGAAATTGGCTGCCGTGGCGGAGCAGGCCCAGTTGCTGGAAAACCCGTCCGGCACGACGACCGATCCCGAACCGACTTCCATCGACCAACTCGAAGAACAGTATAAGGCGGCCGTACGTCGCCAACAGCAGAGCCTCGACGACCAGCGGGCCGAGTTGATTGAAAACGAATTCGACCGGGAACGGGAAGCGATCCGCCTCAATTACGAGAAAAACCGTCAGGAATATGAGCGGCAGGAACAACAGACGCTCGCGCTGATTCGCAAACTCCGGGAGTCGGGGGCCGATATCGATTCGAATGCAGAGAAAACCTTTATGGCTGGCACGGCCGCTGCAATAGCCCAAGCTGCGGAAATTCGGGACAGAGAGCTTGCGGATGTCGATAAGAAAGAGGAGGCTTCATACGCCAAGTTGCTGGAGAAGTACGAAACCTACCAGCAGGGGCGTCTGCGAATCGCCCGGAAATACGATCAGGATATTGCCGCTCTTGCCTCAAATCCGGAGGCCCAGCAACTCGCTCGCGAGGCCAAACAAAAAGCGCTCGACGACTTCACGGAACAATTTGCAAGCCAGTTCCCGGAATTCGAAGCCTGGGCCGACCGGGTCGTCGCTGCCTCGGTCAAAAAGCTGGAAAGCCTGGTGATCGAAGCTCAGGAAGAGCTGGAGAACCTGCAAAGCGAGACGCCGGATGACGGTAATGCCATTGCCGTTGCACGGGCCAAACTCCGCATGGCCGAACGGCGGTATCTGGCGAAAAAACAGAACCAAACGAAACAGGAAACTACCGATACGACCTCCTGGACGGAGCTTCACCGCGTATTGACCGACGTTATCGACACCTTCAATGAGGTCGGCGATGCCGTCGGGGGTGCCGGAGGAACTATCATCGCCACCGCAGGAGATATCGCCGGCTCTACCCTGCAAATCATCAATGCCGTTCAGGCATACCGGAAAGCTCAAGCCGCATCGAACACACTCGGCATGGCCTCCGGAATTCTCGGAGGCATATCTGCCGGTATCGGTGCGCTGACCACTATTGTCAATTTGTTCGAGGGCGGTGAAACTTCGATGGAGCGCAACCTACGTCTGGCCCGCGAGTTCAACGAAGAACTTCGGATCATGAAAGAGCGCAGCCGCATCGACTCCGATGAATTCGACAATATCTTCGGGGATCGGGTGTACGACCGTTACAAGCAAAATATCGATGTGGTGCGCACCTCGCTTGAAGAGCTGGAGAAAGTCCGGGAGAGAATCCTCTCGCGCGGGGAAGAAAAATATCAGTTGCCGGGAGAGTGGCGAGGCGGAGCCGGCACGGGACTTTCGGGCTTGTTCAGGTATGAAAAAACTTGGGAGAACATTGCCGATTCGATCGCCAACATGCAGGTTCAGACACGTCACTCGACCTGGTTCCGTTCGGCAAAATATCAGTCCCTCGGTTCGCTGCTTCCCGAATTATTCACGGATGGCGAAGTCGATATGGACGCGCTCCGGCAATTCGTCGAAGAGGGCGGAGAAACTTTCCAGCACCTGGCACGGGAGAATCAGGAGATGCTCCGCGAAATGGTGGACGACTGGGAAACCTACGAAGAGGCATTGACTGCGGTCCGAGATTATTTGCAGGATATTTTCGGCGATCTGGGCAGTACGCTTACCGATGCTTTGGTGGATGCTTTCGAAAACGGCACCGATGCGGCGAATACTTTTGTTGATAGTGTCGGACAAGCCTTGCGCTTGCTGGGTAAGCGTATGGCCTCCTCGATCGTGTTCGGTAAATTATTCGAAGATACCCAAAAACGCATCGAAAAGGTCATGCAGAGCGACCTTTCCGACGAAGAGCGTTTCGCTCAATGGAGCGAAACGATGAAATCGCTGGTTTCGGGCGTCATGGATCAACAGGACGATTTCAATCGTCTGTGGGAAGAGTTCCGCCGCATTGCAAAAGAGAACGGATTTTCGATCGACGAGGAAGCCGGCACTTCGCAGCAGAACGGTAAGGCCGGAGCCACTCAGACTGTAACGCAGGATTCGTTCTCCCGCGTCGAAGGACTGGTCACATCGGTACAGATCCATTCCGCGAATATCGATGAAAACACCGAAGGTATTGTCCCGGTTCTCAAAGGGTCGCTCGAAGCGATGAATGCCATCCGGGAAAATACCGAACCGATACCCCAAATCTATGAACTGTTGCAAACCATAAAACGCGACGGATTAAAAGCGATCTGATTATGGCTGAAATACTCGAAGGACTGTTGCTGATCAACCAAACGGATGTATATGCCCGTTTCGGGGCTTTCCTCGCGGAAACCGGCGAAGACAGACACGACAACTACGATTCGCTGCTCGCACCTCCGGCTCTCAAGCAGCAGGCGGAGGTTTCCATTCGGGAGGAGGACGGCGTCCGTATGCCCGATATACTGACGCAGACTTATGAAGCCCGTGATATTACGCTGCGATTCGCCATCGTCGCCTCGAACGATGTTTCGTTCTTCACGCGCTACGCCTCGTTCGTGAAATTTCTCAAGGAGGGCGACGACGGGTGGCTGGCGCTCCATCTGACGGACGTAGGGCTGAAATTCCGGGTTTATATGACCGGATTTTCGGATTATTCACAACTGGCGCCATTCGGAAAGGGAGAGGTTGCGGCGACCTTCTCGGTGAAATTCCGGGAGCCGAAGCCGACATTCGAACTCGCTGCGTCGATCTAAAGGTCACGTTCAAATCTTCAAAAAATGGAACTCAAAATATATTCGAAAGAAGGGAATTTGAAGCTGACGGTCTCTCCCGATAGTAACAGTGCTGCAACCTGCGGCATACAGGAGGAGAGTGTCCTCGCGCTCTCCTTCACGGCCTTCGAATGCGTCACGCTCGAAGTTTACGATTATGCGGACTTCCTCGGACGGCGTTATTGGATTCTCGAACGTTATCAGCCGAAGATGAACTGCGACAGCGAGTGGAGCTATTCGGTGCAACTGTCGGGGGTCGAAGGACTCACCACGCAGGTCCTGATGGTCAATCCGGATGATGACGACAATCCGATTCTGACACTCACGGCACCGGCACGCGAACATGCGGCGCTGATTATCGCTAACATGAACCGCAAAATGGGGACGACCGAATGGAAAGTCGGAGAAGTGGTCGTATCGGAGTACATCGATATCGAATATACGGGAAAGTACGCCTCCGATGCTCTTTCGGAATTGTCGTCTGCCGCCGGGACAGAGTGGTGGTTCGACGGGATGACGCTCAACATATCCCGCTGTGAGTTCGGCGAGCCTGTCCCGTTGTCTTACGGCGACGGATTGATCGGAGGAATCGAACGGAGCATGGCCGATGGCGTGAAATTTTTCACTCGGCTCTTCCCGGTAGGCTCCTCCCGCAACATCGATCCGGATCGGTACGGACATGCCCGGCTGCAATTGCCCGACGGGGCAAAGTACGTCGAACAGGATACCCACCTCGGTATCATCGAATATTTCGAGCAGGAAGCGTTCGATGCGATATATCCCCGCCGGATCGGTACGGTCGGTTCCGTACGGTCCGAAGAGCGCACAAGCGATGACGGCTCTCCGTTTACGGTCTGGTATTTCACCGATCCCGACATTCCGTTCGATCCCAATCAATACGAAATAGGCGGCCTCGTCAAACGGGTGACCTTTCAGACCGGAGAGCTTCGCGGACGGGAGTTCGAAGTGAATTACGACTCGGAAAAGAAGGAGTTCGAGATCATCACCCAATGGCCCTACGACAACGATATGCAGTTGCCGTCGGAACCGTTGGTCCCGGCTCCCGGGAACGAATACGTGCTCTGGAATATCAGTATGCCGGACAGTTATTATCCTGCGGCCGAACAGGAATTCAAAACTGCGGTAGATACCTTTATGGCCGACAGCCGTAAAGATATATCCGTGTTCCAGGCATCGACGGATTTTACGGTTGTCGATAAAAGAAACCTCGATTTGAAGCCAGGGCAACGGATTCGGCTCGGAAGCGACAAGTTTTTTCCCGATACCGGATATCGCGATATCCGTATCGTCGCGATCAGTCGCTCCGTCGTTCAGCCCGGAAGCATGACTCTTAAAATGAGCGATGTCCTCTCCACAGGCCGTATTTCCCGCATCGAAAATCAGATTTCGGAAGTGACGCAGATAACCCGGCAGGTTTCATCGGAATTTCCTGACATCATTAAATCGTGGGAGGAAACACCGGCGAGCGACACGACGCTCTATTCGTCGCGTAAGAGCGAACGGGAATTTCTGAACAAGCGCCGGGGAGGTACGGTCGAAGGAATCACCCGATTCCTTAAGCGGCAGCAACTCGACGAGGGATTCCGGACAAGCGACTTCGCCAGCGGCATCACCGGCTTCGGTGCACAGATCGACGGACGAGGCGCCGGCGAGCTGGAGAGCCTCTTCATCCGTCGTTTTCTGGAGGTTCCGGAGCTTCGGTACAACCGTGTGGGCATCAGCGTCGGGGATGACTGGAGCGCTCCGGGCGCCGGGGTGATCGAGAGTGTGGACAAGGAGCAGAAGCTCGTAACGCTCAAACTCGAAGAGGGCGAGATCGGCGCCGTAGCGGTCGGGGATATCTGC